TTTAAGGAGGATGGCGTGATGAGCTGGCAACACATCATCGATTACCCCATCGACTACCACGAGAACGCCGGATACCGCGTGCAATGGCACTGGGAAGGCGGCACGCGCAATAAAATCTGGGTGGCGACCAATCCAGAGGGCAAAACATCAACGTGCCGTAGCAAGGACGANGCTATGCGCCTGTGCGAGGCGGGCATTGCCANGCGGGCGGCAATCGCCAAGCGTGCGCGGCTTGAAGAATCGGGCGAGCTGGCGGAGATGAAGGCGAGGGGCAAGGCACAGATTGCGGCCATGCGGGAGATGCTGCATGGCTGAGTTAAGCCTTGCGCAATGGGATGCGGTGCAGGCGGCGTATGTCGTGGGGATTGAGTCCGTGCGCGCGATTGGTGAGCGCTTCGGGGTCTCGCATACCGCCATTCAAAAGCGCGCCAAGTCTGAAGGCTGGATGCGTGCCAACGGTAAAAAAGTGCAGGCGATGATTGATAGCATGGCCGAAGCTGAAGCGGGGGGGTTGCCAACGGTTGCCAAGTTGCCAGCACTGGCAACCGAGTTAGACCGCCTCGCCTCGCTCAAGATCAAGAGCGAGCGCAACGCCGAATTATTGGCGGACAAGCTCCCTGTGATGCTGGCGAACATCGAAACCATGCAAGAGCTACAGCAGGCGGCTAAGGCGCATCGTGATTTGCACGAAACGCATTTCGGCAAGGGCACGCCAGACGTGCAAATCAATCAGCAATTCAACGCCGCCGACACCATCAAGGGCTTTGAGGTGGTGAAGTGATTTTACGCGCGCGCGGGACAACGACGCAGGCTGCATTTGTTCACGCGCCTGAGCCGTTCCCCGGTTTTGTGGGTGGCTATGGCAGCGGCAAGACGCAAGCCCTGTGCTACCGCGCACTGCATCTTCTGATTCGCGACCGTGCGGATATTGCGTACTACATGCCGACGTGGGACTTGGTGCGCACCACGCGTTTCCGCGCTTGCTGGGTATGTTGGAGGACGCGGCTTTAAGCCCGGTGGGCAACCGCAGCAGCTACAGCATTGGCACGCCGCTAGGGACGATTCTGTTTCGCACGATGGAAGACCCAGACCGGCTGGTGGGCTATGAGGTTGGGCATAGCCTACTTGACGAGCTGGATACCTTGCCTATGGCGAAGGCGGAGACGGTTTGGCAGCGTGCTTTGGCGCGCAACCGCTTGCGCTTGCCGGGGGGTCGCGTCAATACGATGGCGGTCGGCACGACCCCGGAGGGCTTCCGCTTTGTGTACGAGCGCTGGGGGCGTGACCCGCTGACTTCGGCGGCGCAAGGCTACGCGCTTTACCGTGGGCGCACGGTGGATAACCTGCATCTTCCGGCGGACTACGTGGATAACTTGCGGGCGATTTACCCGGCAAATTTGCTTGAGGCGTACCTGAACGGCGAATTTGTGAACCTTAACGATGGCTTAGTGCAGCGGCATTGGTTCAGACCATCAACCCGCGACGCGGGCAGTTTGGCGCGGTTAGCATGGGGGTTGACCTTGCGATTAGCCTTAAAGCAGGGGCGGATGCTTCGGCTTTGGTGATCGGCGGCATGGACGAGGCGGGGGTGTTTCATGTGCTGCACGCCGATGCACGACGCGGCACGTTCAACGATATTCAGGAGTGGGTAAAGGCCACGGCCAAGGCGTGGAATCCGGCCATGATTCAAATCGAGGCGGTGCAGTATCAACTGGCCGCCGTGCAGGAGTTGATGCGCACGACGACGCTCCCGGTCATCCCGGTGCGCCCGGACAAGGACAAGGCGGCACGCTTAACCCCGCTGGCCGCACGCTACGAGCAGGGCATGGTGCAGCACGCGGCGCATCATGGCGGCAACCAGATTAAGGCGCTGGAGGATGAGCTGGCCGCGTTCCCGAATGGCGCGCACGATGACTTGGTGGACGCGCTGGTTTATGCCTGGAGCGGGGCGAGTGCGCCGCCGCCGCCGCGCCCGATGTTTGCTGCTTCGATTAGCAATGCGAGGGCGTTTTGATATGGCGGGTACGTGGAATGAGATTGTGGATGTGATCGGTCTTGAGCTTGCGCGCGCACTGGTGCGCATCATGCCGGGGCACACGCGGCGCATTCCCATCAAGCCGAATCTGTTGTTGGTGTCCAAGTTCGGGGAGACCCATGCTCGCGCGCTATGTGAGGCGCTTGGCGGTGAGGTGGTTTCGATCCCGTGCAGCATGGCACGCAATTCATCCATCCGCGATGCCAGGTTAAGCGGCATGAGCATCAACGACATTGCCAGCCGCCACTTTATCCACGAGCGCACAGTACGCCGTATCCTTAAGCGCAACGCAATCCCCGTTCAATCAAGCCAGATGGATTTAATATGAGCCTTTTCAGTATGCTGTTTTCCAGCAAGCCCGCCCAATCACGCCAAGCACAAATGCGCGTTTTAACGCAAGAGACCGCAACTTACAGCATGGAGGAGGCGCTCGGCTCGCTGGCCAACGTGCAGGATATTGATGCCGTGCTACTCAAGGCTGGCATAGGCCGGGACAAGCTGCGTGTGTTGGAGTTTGACGACGAAATCAGCGCGGCGCTGGAAACCCGGCGTGATGCGATTACGGCGATGCCCTGGCGCATTGAACCGGCGATTGATTCAGGCCGGGCGGGCAAAAAAGCCGCCGCCGCGCTATGGGAAAACCTCGAACCGATGATGGCCGAGATTATGCGCGATGCATGGTCGGCAGTGACCTACGGTTACAGCGTGATTGAATGCGTGTACGAACAGAACGAGGGCGTGGTAACGCTGGCGCGGGCGACGGGTAAGCCGCTGGAGTGGTTTATGCCGCAGCGTGACGGCGCGCTGGTGTACATGTCCGACACTGGCGCGCGCGAGACGGTGGATACACGCTTTAAGTTTATTATGACCCGCCGAGCGTCAAGCTTCATCCAGCCCTATGGCGAGGCGCTACTCTCGCGCCTGTACTGGCCGTGGTATTTACGGCAAGAGGGNTGGAAAATGTGGGCGCGCTATCTNGAGCGCCACGGTTCGCCNATGCTGGTGGGCAAGCTTGAGATTCCAAAGTCTGACCGGCCTTTATCCTTGCCCGAACAAGCCGCGCAGCAGGAGGCTATAAACGCAGCACTCTCCGGCCTTGCTGGTGCGCTTGATCGTGCGGTGCGCAGCGCGACCGTGGCCAGCACGGCGGATATTAGCGCCATCAGCCCAAGCAACGCGGGTGAAGCATTTGCCACGTTCAATGCCGAGCTGAACAAACGCATTCAAAAAGTCGTTTTAGGGCAAACGCTGACCAGCGAGGTTGGCGCACGCGGTAGTTACGCCGCCGCCAATGTGCATGATCGCGTGCGCATGGATAAGCGGAATGCAGATTTGGCATTGGTCGGGCAAACGGTGCAGCACATCATTAATGCCATTGCCGACCTTAACGCATGGCCGCGCCCGGTGTTCGATTGGATGCTGGAATCCGAGCTTGAAGAGGCGAGGGCGGCGCGTGATGCAGTGCTGGCGAAAGCGGGCATAGCCACGTTCAGCCGCGATTATTTGCTGCGTGTGTATGACTTTGAGGACACCGACCTTGAGCAGGGCACGCCCAAGCCCAAGCCCGCCATGCAGGCCAGCTTACCAGCCAGTGCGCCGCATGATGCCTTGCAATTTACCGCCAAAGACGGCGAGCCGACCCGCTTCACCGCAGGCCAGCAGGCGGTCGAAGATCAGGTGAACGAAGCCCTGCGCGAGGCGCTCCAGCCGCTGGATATTGAGCATGTGCGTAGCGCCATCATGGGGGCGATTACACCGGATGATTTGGAGGCGCGCCTTGCGGTGTTGCTGGACAAGCAAGACCCGACTTTTGCCGACACGCTCGCCCGTGCGCAGTTTGCCGCCTCGGTGCTGGGGTACATCAACGCCGATGAAGGGCGCGTGTAATGGCCGCCGCATCAATCAGTATTCGCCTGCCCTTTGAGGCCGCGATTGAGGCCGCCCGTGCGCGTGGCGTGGTCTTGCCTGATGACTTTTACAACCGCCTGCCGCACGAAGCCCGTGCGCAGGCGTTCACCGTGTCCGGCCTTGCCAGCGTATCGCAAATTCAGCAGGTGCTTGACGGCCTGACCCAAGCCACTGCCGAGGGTACGNNGTTTGCCNAATGGAAAAAGCAGGCGCTGGCCAACCTGCCCGCGCTGGCGAATCTGACCCCGGCACACANGGAGACGATTTTTCGCAACGCCATCCAAAGCCATTACGGGGCAGGGCGCTGGATTCAAACCGAAGCCGGAAAGGCACGCCGCCCGTTTGTGATGTACGACGCAATCAACGACGGGCGCACCCGGCCTGCGCACCGCGCCATGGATAACTTCATTGCGCCTGTTGATGATGCGGTATGGAGCGAATGGGCCCCGCCGAACGGTCACCGCTGCCGGTGCAGCATTCGCAGCCTGACCCAAGCCCAAGCCGAGGCGCGCGGCTGGAGCGGCGCAACCAAGCCCGCCCCCGCCGCGCCAGATGCAGGCTGGGCGTATAACCCCGCCAAGGGGCAGGGGCAGGCGTTGAAAAAGGTGGCTGAGAATAGGCTAAATCGTTGTGA